TAAAAGCAATCGTCATCTGTGCCAGGTAAGTAGAAGCCACCCAATACCGCAGTATTTTTAGGGCGAATTACATCAAAGCCTGTACCTGGATTCAAGAACTTAGGGTATACAGTAGGATTCTCTTTTAAATAGTCTCTCAATCTCTCAGCATAGTATTCTGCCTTATCTCTATATCTCTGCTCAATCAAAGTTAATTCTTGCGTAGTTACAGGCGTAGCGTTTTCAGAATTACGAGATGCTACTGACTTGTTCATGAATTTAAACGTCATTGGAAGCATCGCCTCTGTGAGCGTATAATACTTTAAACAAGGTGCAATATAAGAATCTAACAAAGTTGTATTATCTGCCGTTAGAGTGCCGTTATACGCTTGGTCTTGTAGCTCATCGTAAATGCCTGAACCAATCACGTCTCTTATGTAAATCTCTTGGCTTTCTTTGATTGCCGATTTCAACAACTTGTCATCCAAGTTTTCGTTAATAGGAGTGTTGTCCTTTAGGTAAGTAACCGATATAAAATATAAGGAACATGAACCGCAGGAGATGAACCTTTAACTGTCATCCAACCGCCTCTACGTCTCCAAGCATCATAACCTACAATGCTACTAATTTGGTCTATATCTTCACGAGTATACACACGATTTAAAGAAGCCAAACGAATGCAAAAGTCTCTACTTGTAGGGATTATTTTTGAACCGCTAATTCCAGGTGCTTTCTGATAAGTGTAACGAGTTACTATCTCAGTTCCTACGTTACTATCTTCTAAAGCCTTTAAGCCATCATTAGAGACCTCTATAACGCCACCTGAGACACTTACAAGATTTTTCTCTATCATCATGTCTACCTGAGCCTGAATCTCTTCTACGGGCTTGTTTATGTTGTTAGCAAGTACGTCAATCGTTATTCCCTTGTTTGAATATAACCATTGCAAAATCATTGCCTCTAAACCTGCTCCGAATTGCATAGGCACAGATTCAAAATTGTCAGCATCTTCACCAAACTTAGCGAATACCTCAAGGTCTTTTTCATCGTTCCAACCAAAAGGATTTTCACAGGACTCACATTTATCAGATGACATCTGAACGCTCATAGTCATTCCTAATTCCTTACGAGCTTCGTCTCTATCAATGATGCCCTTCTCAAATAACTCTATATAATCTACTCCGATAGGTGGCTTATTTTTAGTTACCAGTTTAACGGGTGATATATATTTGAAAATAGAAGTTAAGGCTCTATCTAATTGATTCTGTCTTGGCTCGATGTATGAAGTCTGAAATGCCTCATAAGCCTCTATCAATTCGTTACGTCCACCTAACTGTCCCTCTGTTTTGATCCCGAATAACATTGGTGAAGTAACACGGTGAGACATTAGAATCTCCTCTTGAACTTGCTCATTCAACTGCATGAACATCTTATCGAAATCCGAAGGTGCTAAGTTGTTTACAACGCTTGGAGTTTCGTTAGGCTCATTGAACTGAATAATGATAGACCCTGCATTGTCTGTTCCGCTAAAGTTCTCTTTAAATCTACGAATAGTGTTACGAGCTTCCGTAGGAGTTGGAATGCCTTTGAAGAGTTGTATTAAGGTTTGAGCTGAGAAGCCTGACTTAATAGAATTAAGGTGGAAATTTGCAATCTCAGTATCTATCTCGATGTATTTTAAAGCACTTTGGTAGGGTGCAGTAGGATACTCACCGCATCCAGCTTTGTACATCTTGAAATAGTACAACTGCTTAGATTCTCTTGTTCTTGGATTGAATGGAAAGTAGCTTTGTATATCTGCTCTTCTATTTCCCCAATCATCAGAATACATATACTCACCTTCTAAGCCTATACGCACATTTTGAAAAGGTAGGTGATAGATCTCAGCTATGGAGGTTTTCGCCTTATTCCAAATAATTTCCAGTGCAAAGCCGTCAAATAGTTCAAGGTCTTGAGCAATCTTAATTTTGAGGGTTTCGAAATCTTCGTATGCATTAATGTTATTAAGGTAGTCGTTAGCTCTTGCTATGTCTTCCGTGTTATTACCTATTATTTCGGTTTTATCACCTGCGATATAGGCTGCCTTCTGAGTTACAATAGCACCATGTTTAGGAGATGAGTTGTAAAGGTTAATTAACATTTGTGGGTAGGCGTTATCCTCTCCGTATGTCAAAAAGCCTTTACTCTTGTTCTCCTTGAAAACAGGTATCTTGCTCTCCGCAAAGTTTATTCTTATAAAGTTATTTTCCATTTTTGGGGAAATATATGTCTATTAGTGAATCGTTTTTTTCGTGCAACTCTATAAGCAAGTTCATTGCGCTATCGTGCAACGCTTCGCTTTCTTCTATCTGAATAGCCACACGCTCTTCTATTGACTTTGGTTTGATAGATAAAGCCGTTATAATTGCTAATAATGCGATGAAGCCTAAGTATTTCATATTTTGCCAAGTGATTTATAAATCTTAATTTCAGTTATAAGAGCAGAACACAATGAATCTTGAGTCTTTAATGCCTTGCTTAATTTATCCAGTTTTGCCTCGCATAATTGCAATCGGCTTTCACACCTTGCGTTAATCTCCTTACTTTGAGATTCTGCCCGATAGTATAGCACACTCATTGCACTAAATGAGATAAGTAGCAACGCTTTTAAAGGGTCACTTTTGAATTGCTCAAAGGAGATAGGGAATTTCATTGGAATGGGAAAGGTGTTGGTGGTGGTACATATTCGCCAGTTGGCAAATCTAATAAGTACAAATATTCTTGAGGCAATAACGCTTTATCTTGTTCGCTTAAAAATAAGAACCAAACATCGTTAATATCTTGAACGCAATTAAAGAAAATATCGGTAGCAAAAAACACGCCCTGTATTGCCTCTTTTTGTTCTATGGTTAAAATATAGCCTATCATACGTTACGAGATAAAGTTGTTTGAAATGCTTGTACTGCGTTGTAAAAATTTGATTCTTCAAGATCTGTAAATCCTTCTCCTATTGATGCGAAAGCATTTTGTCTTGTATCAAAATTAGATGCAGTACCATTATTGTTATTTGCTCCTAAATATATATTTATCGATGATGGAGTGGTTGAATTATTTGTGTTTGATGTTTTAGTTGTATTTTGAAAAAATTGTTCTGATGTCGATATAATTCTTGATGCGACAAACAACCCTAAAGATGAAGATACAACTGCACTGCTATTTCCGTTAGTTCCATTAAATGCAGAAAAATACGCTGATGTTGATAATAGTCGCGGATAAATATAAACCCCATTATTTAAACCCGCCCCCGTAGCCCCAATTGATACCGTTGCAGCCGTTGTATTTGTTCTTAAATATACGCTAATATGTACATTGTTTTGGCTTAATTCAGAAGCCATATTTAATCCAGTATCCATATACGCAGCACCATTAGGCGTTACTCCCGTACTTGCATAAGTCCAACCCGTTGTAAATGTACCCGTAAAACTTGAACTCTTTAAATTCTGTGAACACGCTGCGGCACTTGCCCCAACCATAGGATAAACGGCTTTCATTTTATCCCACAATTCGTAATCTATCAAATCAGTTACAAGGTCTAAAATTGCAGATTCTTCGGTAGTTGTTAGTGTGCCTCCTGCCGCAGTTACTCGGTCATAAAATTCTTGTGCCGCTATTGCTGGACTAAACTGCACAATCTGACTTCCAACTATTCCGTGTGTTGCTAAAATCATGCTACGATATCTCCAAATAAATACCACTCATCGGTGTCTATTTTTATTAAAGTAGCACCACTATACTGTACGTTTAATTTCAACTTTGATCCGTTGCTTCGTATTGTAACACCCGAACCTGCAACTATTGTCGTTTGACCTGCTCCATATTGAGCCAAAAGTATCTGCGTTCCCGTAGCAAAAGCAACCGATGAATTTGGAGGAACTGTCAAATTATTAGCAGTTGCCACATTCATTTCTACCAATTTATCAGCATCTCCCAAAACAAGAGTATAGGATGCCGTTTGGCGGTTTGTTGTTATGAGTTTTGCGGTCTTGCTATCGACTTGGGTCTGAACGGCACTTGTTACACCGTCTAAATAACCTAACTCAGTAGAGGTAACATCGCTTACCGCAACCTTACCGCTTCCGTCAGAAACTAACGCCCTTGAAGCCGTTAAATCAGTATCGTCAATTGTTGTAGCCGCACCCGTTATTGTCGCTTGTTTTCCGTCTAAAGCAGATTGTAAATCGGTTTGGTCTGAAAGTGTACCCGTGATATCACCCCAAGCAGCACCGCCACCTTTTTGCACTAAGTCACCATCTGCTATTCCATCTTTCCACCAATATTCTACAACACTTCCTCCTGATAAAATACCAACGGTTAAACCTTGATATCTTAGAGATGAGCCTATTTCACTTTTTGCAGTTGCTACGTCTGCATATGTACCGTATTTAGCGTCAATCGCATTATTTGAACCTATTACGATACCTGCCGATAATTCTATACCTGATAATGCCATCTTATGAATTTCTTAATTCGATTGTTGTATTTGAGTTAGTTAGTGCCGATTTAGAGGTGTGTACTTTATAGTTTACACCACTCCAATAAGCATCGGGTGAATTTACGCTTTCTGTTGCGACTGCGTTAAATACTACCGTAATCGCTCCATTATCTAAAGCAGTTACATAGTAAACCGTCTTAGTTGTAGATGTCGATGGATAAGCAACCGCCAAATATTGTGCAGAAACATTGTAAGGTATTGCTAATGTACCCGTAGAACTTGCCACTACTTTCGTAGCCGTTCCTGCTGCTATTGCACTTGCCATGTCAGAAGATGAGATAGGTGAAGCAGATTTTAAATAGAAGTAAGGATATACACCCGTAACGCTTGGAGATGAAGCTGAATCTGTAGTAGTACCACTTACACGACTTGCATCCAAATTGTCTTCTACATTTCCTTTATTGTCAAAGTAATCGCCTGTACCTGCGTCATGATTTACCGTTACCGCCCAGTTATTAGTTCCGCTTACAATCACATTTGAAATTGCCAAAGTGCTACCCGTTTGAGCAGTTGAGCTGATACCCGTACCTGTGAATGTGTATTGAGTTGCAGCACCTACTAAAGGATTAGCGTTAGTAGTTCCGTCACCGTTGCGTATTGCACCTCTGTTAAATGAAGCAGTCAAAGTTCTTGCAATTGTCTCTCCTATCTCTCTTGTTCCACTTGAACCACTAATTGTAAGAGCTACTGATTTGTTGGTAAGAATACTTGGTAAAATGGTAGGGAATAGAATATTATCTAACACTTGCACAATGTTTAAAACCTTTAATTGACTTGCAGGAGTTCCTGCAGATACACCACCTACGGCTACACTTTCTACTGTGTCCGAAATAGTTGTATTGTAAATAGTTGTTAAAGTGCTACCAGTTGAAAGATCTATTCCTACATTTGAAGTTACTGTAATATCATCCTGTTTAGCATCTATCTGAGTCTGAGCGTCTGAAGTTAAACCACCGATGTACTGAAACTCTGCATTACTTACAGAACCGTCAGCAATCTTAGCAGCGTCTATGCCTGTGCCTAATTTTGCATCACTAACTACTCCGTTGTCAATAGTCCAAGTTGCACCACTATCAGAAACGGTTATATCGCCTTTGTCTCCGTCAGAGATTCCACCGCCTCCGCTTATGGTAATGTTTCCGCTTCCTAAAATTGACTCATCGTTAATAGTCTTTATGTTCTCACCCGATATTAAAGTAGGTTGAACAGTTACCGAACCAGTAGAGCCGTTTACACTCTGAAC